TGGTGAGCTGCGCCATGCCGCGCCGCCCCAAGATCACGCAGCTTCCGCCCAAGCTGCGGGCTCAGCTTGAAACGCTGCTGGCCGACCAGACCCACGGCGGCTATGAGGCGCTCTCGGCCTGGCTCGCGGAACAGGGCTACGCCATCAGCAAGAGCAGCCTGCACCGCTACGACCAGCGCCTGCAGCGCAGCATGGCCGCGATCCGCGCCAGCACAGAGGCGGCCAAGATCATCGCCCAGACGAGCCCGGACGAGGCCGACGAGCACTCCGCCGCCGTCATCCGCCTGGTGCAGTCGGCCCTGTTCGACGCCATGCTCGCCGTGCGCGAGGCCGAAGACGCCGACCCGGCCGAGCAGGTCAAGCTCCTGACCCACGCCGCGCGCGCCGTAGCCGAAGCCAGCCGTGCGTCCATCGGTCAAAAGCGCTGGGCCGAGGAGGTGCGCGCCAAGCTCGACGCGGTGGAGCGCGCCGCTGCGAAGGAAGGCAAGACGCTGGACGCGGCGACACTGGAGGCGATCAAGAGGGGGTTGTATGGCGGGTAGCCCCATCCTCTACCCCTACCAGCGCCGCTACCTGGCCGACCCGGCCCGCTTCAAGGCAGGAATGTGGTCGCGCCAGACCGGCAAGACCTTCACCACCACGCTTGAGGCGGTGCTGGATGTGCTCGAAGCGGAGGCCGAAGGCAGGGTGCGCCGCTGGACGATCCTGTCGGTCTCCCGCGACCGGGCGCTGGATGCGATGGACAACGGGGTGAAGCTGCACCTGCGCGCGATCGGCGCGGCGTTCGAGGCGCTGGATGTGCCCTTCGAGGCGGATGAACTGGCCCACCTGGTGAGGATTGGCAAGAACGGCAGCTACATCCGCGCCGTAGCCTCCAAGCCCAGCACGGCGCGCGGGATGAGCGATAACCTGATCCTGGACGAATTCGCCCACCATCAGGATTCCCGCGCCATCTGGACGGCGCTGCTCCCGGTGGTGTCGCGGCCTGACTTGAAGCTCAGGGTGATTTCCACGCCCAACGGCAAGGGAAACAAGTTCTACGAGATCATGACGCAGCCCGACGGGCTGTTCTCGCGCCATGTGGTGACGATCTACGACGCGGTGGCGGATGGCCTGCCGCGCAACATCGAGGAGCTGCGCCGGGCGATGGCAGACCCGATCGCCTGGGCGCAGGAGTTCGAGTGCCAGTTCGTTGACGAGGCGACGGCCTGGCTGCCGTATGAGCTGATCGACGGCTGCGAGGACCCGGCCTGCCCCGGCGAATACCAAGGCGGCCCCTCCTTTGTGGGCATGGACTTCGCCGCCCGCGGCGACCTGACCGTGATCGCCGTGCTGGAGGAGGTGGGCGATGTGCTGTGGCTGCGCGAGTTGATCGAAGTGCGTGCGACGAGCTTCGCCGCGCAGCTCGCGGAACTCGACCGGGTGATGCGCGACTACCGGGTGATTCGCGCGGCGCTCGACCAGACGGGCCTGGGCGAGATGCCGGTGCAGGAAGCGCAGCGCCGCCACGGCCAATACCGAGTGGAGGGGGTGCTGTTCAACCCGGCGAGGAAGCTCGACATGGCCACCGCCTTGAAGGAGCGCATGGAGGATCGGCGGCTGCGGCTGCCGCAGGGCCATGCCGCCCTGCGCGCCGACCTGCACAGCGTGCAGCGGGTGGCGGGGCCGAACGGCAACCCGCGCCTGGTGGCCGAGCGGGAAAACGGCTCCCACGCCGACCGCTTCTGGGCGCTGGCGCTCGCCTGTTCAGCCGCCGCGCAGCCCAAGTTTGCCTACGGCTACGAGCCGGTCGGGACGCGCAAGTGGTCGGGCCGGTATGACCCGGCGCTGGAGGACGCGCCGATGGACAAGTTTAGCGCCTACTGATGGACACAAAATTCCTCAAAACCGAACTTGCCGCCCCGGCGCTGACCGGCTTTCGCCAAGCCTGGGTGTGGCGGCCCCTGGCCAGCCTCACGCCTGCGCAGGTGGCGGAGATCCTGCGACGCGCCAGCATGGGCGATGCGCACGACTTCCTGATCGCCGCAGCCGACATCGAGGAAAAAGACCTGCACTACCGGGCCGTGCTGCAAACCCGCAAGCTCGCGGTGACGGGCCTGCCGTGGGATGTTCAGCCCGCGGATGAGAGCCGCGCCGCGAAGAAGGCAGCCGACCTGGCGCGCCGGGTGCTCGAGGCCATCGACCTGCCGGCGCTCATGGTGCAGCTGCTCGATGCGCTCTCCAAGGGCTACGCGGTCGCCGAGATCATCTGGTCCACGGACGGGCCCACTTGGGTGCCGGGTGCCATCCTGCCGCGCGAGGCGCACTGGTTCCGCTTCGACCGCGAGACGGGGCGGGAATTGCGCCTGTTCGACGGCACGCCGGACGGGGCGGATCTGCCGCCGCACAAGTTCGTCTGCCACACGCCGAAGGTCATAGCGGGCATTCCGCTCATGGGCGGGCTGGCCCGCTCGGCGCTGTGGGCCTGGGTGTTCAAGAGCTACGCCCTGCGCGACTGGGCGGCATTTGTCGAGCTCTACGGCCAGCCGATCCGCATCGGCAAGTACGAGGCTGGGGCCACGCGCGAGGACATCGCGGTCTTGAAGCGCGCGGTGTTCGAGCTCGGATCCGACGCCGGGGCGGTGATCCCGGCGGGCATGGCGCTGGAGATCGTCGAGAGCGCGGCCAAGAGCGCCTCCGCCGACCTCTACCAGCGGCTCATCGAATACCTGGACCGCCAGGTGAGCAAGGCCGTGCTGGGCCAGACCCTCACCACAGACCAGGGAGCATCTGGCAGCCTGGCGCAAGCCAAGGTGCACGACGAGGTGCGCGCCGACCTGATGCGCGCTGATGCCCGCGCTCTCGCTGCCACGCTCACCCGCGACCTGATCGCGCCGCTGGTGGCGCTCAATCTGCCCGATGCGCCGCTGCCGCACCTCACGCTGATGGTGGAGGAGCCGGAGGACATGGCCGCACTGGCAGACCAGCTCGCCAAGCTGGTGCCGCTGGGCGTGCCGATCCCGCAGCGCTGGGTACGCGAGAAATGGGGAATCCCGGAGGCCGCGCCGGATGAGCCGGTGCTGGGTGCGCCTGCCCTGCCACCCGCGCCGGACACCACAGACCAGGCCGGGCAGGCCGCGCATCGTCGCATGCAATCCGCGCATGCCGCATCTGGAGAGGCCGACCCCAGCCCCATCGACCCGCAGACCGACCGCATGGACGCCGAGGCCGCGCCTGCATGGGTCGAGATCATGGACGGCATCAAGCGCATCGTGGATGAGGCGCAGAGCCTGGAGCAGCTACGCGATGCGCTGCTGGCAGCATACGGCGATCTGCCTACCGATCGGCTGGCTGAGATCATGGCGATGGGCTTCGCGGCGGCTGAGCTTGCGGGGCGCTTTGATGTGAGGCAGGAGTCCGCACCATGAGCGACGACTGGGAGCGGGCCCATGCCGCAGCCAGCCGCCGCTGACCCGCAGCTTGCCTTCATCTTCCGCCGCCCGTTTGCCGAGCAGGTGGCGTTTTTCCGCGGCAAGCTCGGCAACCTCGTCCCGACCGCGCGCTGGGACGATATCTGGAAGTCCGCCCACGACCGCGCCTTCATGGTCGCCGGTGCGGCCAAGGCCGACCTGCTGGCCGACCTGGCCGCTGCCGTGGACAAGGCGATTGCCGAGGGCGAGACGCTGGACGCCTTTCGCAAGCGCTTTGCCGCCATCGTCCAAAAGCACGGCTGGCACGGCTGGACGGGCGAAGAGACGGCGGCGGGCCGCGCCTGGCGCACGCGCATCATCTACCAAACCAATCTTGCCACCAGCTACGCCGCCGGGCGCCTGGCGCAGCTCAAGGACGCTGGCTTCCGCTACTGGATCTATCGGCACAGCGGCTCTGAACACCCGCGCCTGCAACACCTGGCCTGGGACGGCCTGACCCTGCCGGCCGATCATCCTTTCTGGCAGACGCACTACCCGCCGTCGGGCTGGGGCTGTCGGTGCCGGGTGGTCGGGGCCGACGGACCCGAGACAGCGAAGCTCTTAGGTGGCAAGCCAGACTACAACCAGCCGCCCTCCGGGTGGGACGCGATCGACCCCAAGACCGGCGAGCCGCCTGGGATCGACAAGGGCTGGGGGTACATGCCGGGGGGGACGGTGGCTGACGATGTGGCGCGCGCGGTGGCGCGCAAGACGGTTGCCTGGCCCTATGAAGCCGCCAAGGCGTACATGGCGGATGTGCCCGCGCACCTGCGTGATGCGCTGGCCGCTGCCATCCGCAGCCAGCCAGAGACGTTTGAGGCCGCGCGCCGCTACGCCGAGCGGGTGCTGGGTGTGCGGAACGGTCAGCCCATCGAGGGCGCGCACGTCGAGCCGTATCAGACGCTGGGGCTGCTCACGCGCGCGGAGGCCCAGACCGTCGCGGGCCTGACCAAGACCGCTTCGGTTCTTCGTGAGCTGTACGACTGGACGATCGGGCGGTATGCGCTCAGGCACATCCTCAAGGAACATGGAGACGCTCCGGCGGAAGCCGCGCGCGGGCAACGCGCGCCCACTGCCGAGGACTACGCGCGCATCCCGAAGATCATCTCCGCGCCAGACCGCATCTGGACGGACGACGGGGAAACCGTGCTGATGGAAAAGCGGTTCACGACTGCCGACGGCAGCGAGGAGCGTGTCGTGCTGGTGTGGAATGTGCTGAAGAAGCGCCGCATGCTCACGCTCACGTCCATGCGGATATACCGCCGCAGCCCCCGCGCTCAACGTCCGTGACGTTCGGTGTATGAGACCGCGCCTCGATGACCGCGACAGTCACGTAGAGATAGCACATGATCCGCATCGACATCAACGACCGTGAAGTGCGCCAGGCGCTCGAAGACCTGCGCCGCCGCGCCTCGGACATGAAGCCAGCCATGCACACCATCGGCCAGGCGCTGATGGAAGGCAGCCGAGAGCGCATCCTCTCCGGCCGCGACTGGACGGGGCAACCCTTCGCGCCCAACCGCCCCGCCACGCTTGCCCGCAAGAAGGGCAAAAAGCCGCTGATTGACACCAAGTCTTTTGTCTCGGGCCGTCTGCACTACGAAGCCAGCGCCGACAGCGTGACGGTCGGATCGTCCGCTGAGCAAGCCGCCGTGCTGCAGTTCGGAGCCAAGAAGGGAGCCTTTGGCGCGACGAAGCGCGGGAGCAAGATTCCCTGGGGCGACATTCCGGCCCGCCGCTATCTGCCCATCCGGGAGGACGGCCAGATCGACGACGCCGCCCGCTCGCTGATCATCGACGCCATCCGCGCGCATCTAGCCGACGGGTGACCTGCTCGAACCCTCCAACCCAGACGCGCAAAAAGCCGCCTGGCGCGTTTTTTGCCCGCGCCGCTACCCTACCTCATCCAAACGCTTCTAGGGGCCTAGGCAACGCCGGGCAACGGCCCGGCTGAACGCTTTCCGACTGAAGATTTGGCAGCCCCTGGCCGATGATGGCGGCCATGCGCACCCAGCCCATCAGCCGAGTCTCTGTCCACGGCGCCACCCAGGCGCTGGGGCTTGCGCGCCACGCCATCTCCTTGCCGTTACCTCCTGCCGACGCCGACGAGGCGTCCTTCACCCCGCCGGAGTGGGTGCATCTCATTCCGGCGGGGACTTTCTCAGGGCGGGACGGGCGCGGGCCGTACACCTTGGACGCTCAGGCCGTGCTGGCCGCCTATGCCGCCAACGGCGCGGACTTGCCCATCGACTACGACCACCAGTCGCTGACGGCAGACGAGAAGGCCGGGCCGGTGCCCGCCGCCGGGTGGATCAAGGAGCTACAGGCGCGCGAGGACGGCATCTGGGCGCGGGTGGAGTGGACGCCGCGCGCCGCCGAGCTGCTCGCGCACAAGGAGTACCGCTACCTCTCGCCGGTGTTTCGCTATCGCACCGGGGACGGCCGCGTGGTGGCGCTGTCCGGCGCGGGTCTGACCCACAACCCGAATCTCTATCTGCGGGCCGCCGCCTCACGAAAGGAGAGCCACGCCATGACGCTACCCGAGAAGATCGCCGCCCTGCTGGGCGTACCAGCCGACTGCACCGAGGACGAAGCCGTCGCCGCCTGCCAGCGCCTGATCGACAGGATCGAGGCGGCCGAGGCGGCCCATGCCCGCCAGCCCGACCCGGCGCAGTATGTGCCCATCGCCCTGCACAAGCAGGTGGCCGACCAGCTCGCCGCCTTGCAGGCCGACCTGGCCCGCCGCGAGGCCGAGGCGGCAGTGGAAGCCGCCATGAGCGCGCGCAAGGTCAGCCCCGGCATGAAGGAGTGGGCGCTGGCCTACGCCAGCCGCGACCTCGAGGGCTTTCGCGCCTTCGTCGCCGCCGCGCCGGAGATCGTGGCCGAAGGCGCGCATCGTCGCACCGTATCCGCGCACGGCGCGGCGCTCACCGACGAAGACCGCCTCGCTGCCAAGCTGCTCGGCATGACCGAAGAGGCGTTTGCCCAAGCCAAGGCGGCGAATCATGGATAAGACCGCTGAGGTCATCCGCCGCGCCGAGGATTTCGATGCCGGGCGCGCCCAGGTCGAGCGCGCCGTGCTGGCCGTGCTGTATTTGGATCGTTCCGCCCGCGCCGGGCGCGGTCTGATGGAGTCGCAGATGGCTGCCCAGGCCGATCTTGCCGCCGATGACGTGCGGCTGGCGCTGGACGTGCTGGCCGAACAGGGTCAGGTGGAGGCCATCGGCGTTTACTGGCGCATCACCGCGCGCGGCGTGCTGGCCTTCCGCAAGGGGTCCGCGCATGGCTGACTGGATCGACGAGAACCGCAAGGCGCGCCGGTATCTGCTGGAGTTGCTCTACGCCGAGCGCCACAAGGCGCGCAACCAGGAGGTCGGCGGCTTCATCGCGCGCCGCGACCTCGGCGACGCCGTGCCCGATGCCGACTTCCATCTGGCCGTGCTCGCCGAGCTTGGCCACCTCAAACAGAACGGCATGCGCTGGCGCATCACCGGCAGCGGCGTGCTGTATCTCGAAACCCTCATCTCCAAGGAGTAACCCATGGCCATCATCACCCCCGCCCTCATCACCAGCCTGCGCACGGGCTTTTCGAAAGCTTTCCAGGATGCACTGACCGCCACGCCCACCGACTGGGAGAAGGTCGCCACCCGCGTGCCGTCGTCGTCGGCATCCAACACCTACGGCTGGTTGGGCCAGTTCCCCTCCTTACGCGAATGGGTGGGCGACCGCGTGCTCAAGAACATGGCCGCGCAGGCCTACCAGGTGCAAAACAAACTGTTCGAGGGCACGGTCGCGGTCAAGCGCACCGACATCGAAGACGACAACGTGGGCATCTACACCCCGCTGTTTGCCGAGATGGGCCGCGCCGCCGCCACCCACCCGGACCAGCTCGTCTTCGGCCT